GAAGATGTTAAGACTTCTTTTACACTATATGCTTCATTAAGTTTATTATGCATTCTTGCATATGGGTTATTAAAATGCTCTAATAAAGCTTTTTTGTCTAAACCTTTTTCGTTTAAATTCTTCATTTTAATTATTTATTCCTTTCTTAGAAGCAAAGTTGTATTCTTAGTCCACCAATTGAGCCAGCAAAATCATACTCAGTTGGAACTCCAAATACTCTATCTTCAAGTGATGTATAAACTACGACCCAATTTTCAGCGCCAGTAGTATTAACTATTTCAATTTTACCTCTATATCTATCGACATAGTAGTCTATATTTTCTTGCAGTCTTACAGTAAGATCTAATGCATTATATACTGCAACTTTAGCAGGATATGGATGATCTATATCAGGATTAGCAACACCTTGTGGATCTATTGCTATTCTTCTATGGGCTAATTGAACAAAACTAGATGTTCCAGTAACTGTTTTTGTATACTGTGCATTTGTATCAGTATATTCATGTGCAAACATATTTAAACCATCAGTTAAACCTGGGATACCCATTGCATCTAATAACTGTTCTGGCCACATCATTAAATCACCATGACCTCTTTCTGGGCCTAACATCGTTGGCATATTTTGATAACCAACTGGATTGTCAGTATTAAGAGGTTTCATACCTGATGTAGTATTTCCTGCAGTATAGTCAGGGGATTTAGGAAGTGGAGCATTGAAATCATAAGGATTAAATGGTTCTCTTGTAAGAGGTCCAAATATGTTTCCTATTTGTTTTTGATTCATCCAATCCCACATTACCCATTCTAACCAACCTTCGGCGGGTAAATTTTTGTCAATCATTATAACTTGTCCAACTCTTTGTTCAATACCTGGACTTGTTATAATTGCACCAGTACCATATTTTATATATTTACCAGAATTATCTGACATAACATAATCACCCATTGTTAATGTACCATTGCCATCATAACCGCAGCCATAATAACAAGCATTAGCAAAAGCTGTATTTGTTGAAAAATAAGGAACTTCGATATAACCTCTCCTTCTTACCAATGGATAGTTACCATACATTCTTGCATAGTATCTTCTCATGTAATTATGTTCAGCTATACCTATTGGAGTATTAGCACTAAGTGTATAATTACCATTAGGAGTAGAAAGAACTGTGTCTTCTCCTCCATTAGCAAGTGTAACACATGCTCTCATTGTTCCCATTGATTCATCTTTAAGCCATGGATTACCAGTTTTAAAAGAAACTATTCTTCCTTTAGGGACTGTTACTTCATCATGTCTGAAATATGTACCATGGAACGGAGTTGTAAATACTGTTGGAAGTTCAGTATCAACTAACATAGGTTCGTCTATGTAATTAAGACCTTCACTTCTGACTAGATTATTATGGGTTTTGTTTACAATACCTTCTAATCTATATGAACCTTGATTAAAATCAGTCATTTTATATTATCCTTTCGTCTAATTTTTGTTTATAGTTTTTTCAAGTTTATTAGATATAATTGCTTCACCTTTTTGAGGATTCATTAATGCATATAAACAATCTTTTACAGTGATATCATCATTTGGATCCAATTGTTTATTATTATCATTAACTTCTTTAACAAGTTTGGGACTCTCCAACTTATTGAAATCCTCTTTTAAAGTATTAAGCTCTTCTTCTAACTTTTCATTTTCTATTTCATTCAATGTATTAAGTTCTTTTTCTTTGTCTTCTAGTTTTGCAAGTACCTCTCTATATAATATTATTGTATTTACTAATGATTCTTTATATTTAGAATTAACATTAATTAATTCTGTTTCTAATTTATTATTAGTATCTTTTAATTCTTCTATAATATTAATATTAGAATTATTTATAAGTTCTTCTGGTACAATTAATGCCGAACCACCATTTACTTTAGTAATCTTTTCCAATGATTCGCCCTTGTCTTTTGTTTTGATTCCAGCTTTACTTGCTGCTGCTCTTAATCTTTTTAAAGCTCCTGCTTTTTCTTCACTGGAGAAACCTTTAACTTGGTTCCATCTTGCTAAAGCATTTCTTAAATGATCTGCATCAACTTTGCCACCAGCATCTTTATATGGAAGTGCTCTTAATTTTTTAGATTCGCCTGTTTTATCTTTTCCTACAGTTTTCACTAAAGCAAAAGCACCATCTGGTAAACTATTTATGTATTTTGTAGTCCACTTAGCTTCAACTATTGGATCCAAAATCATATTGAATTCTTCTTCAATCTTTTTCTCAAGATCTTCAATTGTCATATTTAAAAAATCCATTATACTTCAACCTCCTCATCATCACTAAGATGAGCATCACAATCAATTATTAATCTATTATTATATTCATTAATTGTATTAACATACTCTTCAAGCTGAGCAAACTTCTCATCTTCTGTTAATTCTGTATTATTAGTATCAGTATCATTCTCACCAGATGTTTTATCTATTTGTTCTGTAGTTTCATTAACTTTTTTATCTTCTAAAGTTTTAGTTGTAACTTCTTCGTTCACAGTTTTCTCCTTATTTAAAGATTCTCCATCTGCCGCCATATTACCTTGTTCTCCTGGTTCATCTTCAGGATTAACACTAACTATTTGTGCAGATCCAAAACCTGGTATATTTACAAAAGATACTTCATGTATCCAAACATGTCCCATTACTTCATGTGCATATTTAGCACCTTTAGCACCTTTTTCTACTTTTTCTCCAGTCTTGCCATCATAATAAGACCCCATCATATGTGGATCATAACCTTCCATAAGATTCTTACCACATATTGAACATTCTGCCTTATCAGTTGATCCACCTATTGATACAGTAAAGTACCTACCATCTATAATTTTCTTCTTAGCTTCTTCACTAACTATGTATGCATCAGCAGTAATTCCATTTTTAAATTTATTAATAGATGATGGTGTCCATTTCGCAGATTCTATTCTACCCAAACATTCACTATTAGGATCATGATTAAGTAAGATAGGAACCTTAATAGGATTTGTTAACGATTTTATTCCTGAAGGATTGCCAGCTTCATCTTTAACTATATCGGTAAAAGATTCTTTTGTATAAGCCCTATGGTTTCTACTCATTCCTTCGTGAATTATTTCAATCGTTGTTTTAAGTGGTTTACCATCAGACATAGATTCTACTATCTCTTGAAGTTGAGGTTTGTCTTTTATACAAATATCAAATTCTTCTGTAAAACTATATCTTTTTGATTTGTTATTTTCCATTTCTTAAATTCCTTTCAAAGTATATTCCTAAAACATTCCACAGTTATATGAGTTTGGATGTATAGGAACTATTTGATCTATAAGTTTTCCGCCAGTTATTTCTTTATTTTTATATTTCTGACATTCTTTACACGCATTTGGTCCAATGTCATACTTAGGATTTATACCATTTTCTTCTTGAGCTAAACAATAACCAAACCAATACGCTTTATTAATAATAGTATTGGATATTCTCTCAATATTATACTCTAATGTATTAAATATTATATTTATATTTTCTGGATTATAATTGTTTTCTTTAGAATCAAACATGGTTGCAGGAGATAAAGGTGCGATAGGATAATCAGTTGGTCCATCATCATTGAATTTATTATTAAAATTATTATATAATTTATCATATAATTTATT